TAGGAGGATAATATGGCTATAGATACGAGTAAACAAGCAAGCATGTATGTTAAAGGTTACATGCAAAACATCTGGAAGCGTGATGCTACAGGTGAACCAGTAAAACCATTTGAAAAGATTGGTGAACAGTTCAAGGTAATACAGACAATCAATATGCCGATTGAAACTGTAAGACCAGGTGAGAGTATATCTATTGAGTCTCTGACATCTCTGATTCAGAACGAGAAGATTGATATCTCTGTGGTCGAAAGCCCTAGAGCTAAAAACTAAAACTCAGGTTGGTGGGGAAGTTGATGTTTAGTCGGCTTAAATCCCCACCCCCTATTAACGTTAAAGGAAAATTATGTACATAGAATTTGAAATCGAAAAAATGCTTGATCAAGTACGAGATGGTAAAATGACTCCAGAAGTATTTGTAAACAAGTGCGAAGCAATTATTAACAACTTCAACAAAGAGTTAGAAAAACAGGGACAAGCTGCTTATGAAGAGCAGGAGTCCAGGTCAATCTTGGAGGCTGAAACATATGGAAACGATTCGTAAACAAATGTTTAACCAGCTCGATCATCATCTTGATGTTTACAATGCTATTATGGCAGGTCAAGCATCTGGTGATGAACATAGAGAGATGGAAGAAGCAGAAAAGATTGCAAGAATACTTAGAGTAAATTTATTAACCTATATGGAGGAACGTCATGGCAGACCAGAACACTAAGCCACAAACTACTAAAGATTATGTAAAATTTAAATTCAAACATGGTAATAGACCAGTAGACCAAGCTCATGTCAAAAAGCTAATGTCATCTATGTCAGAAGTTTATGTACCACAAACAATATATGTAAACAAACGCTATGAAATAACTGATGGTCAACATAGATTCACAGCAGCTAAAGCTTTAGGTTTACCTATTACTTATATGGTTACAGATCATTCACTTGATGATATCCGTAGAATGAATCAAAATACCAAGAACTGGACACTTGATGATTTCTTAGAGTCTTATGTAACTATTGAGAATAAGAAAGATCCTAATACAGTTGGTCCATATGGTGTATTTAAACATTTCAAACAGATTACAGGATTTCCTAATGCTGTTTGCCTGATGATGTTAGGTGAAACAGGTTATGTAGGTGTCAGTATTAATAAACAATTTAAAGAAGGTAAGTTTAATATACCTTCTGGTAATTTTGAGATTGCCAAAAAGCAAGCCAAACAATTACACAAAATTGGCGAATACTATGATGGTTGGAAACGTAGATCGTTTATCAATGCCATGCTTAGTTTATTCAAAGATGAAGCATTTGAGTTCAAACAATTTGTTAAAAAGTTAGAACTTAATAGGAGCAAATTATACCACTGTACTACTGTATCAGATTATATTGATACTATTGAGAGATTGTACAACTGGGGTAATAAAAACAAAGTTAAATTTAGGAGGTTTAATGAACAAGTTTAAAGTTAAAGTATTTAAAAGTGATGGTGATGTAATCGATACAATAGTTGAAGGTGATGATGGTCCACAGTTTAATGGTGACCATAGCATGTATAAACTATTGGATTGCAGCACTATCGAAATTACTGGAGCAAGGTACGAGGGTAAGAACTATGACCTGTATATTGACGAAGAAGGTAGAATGAAAAATAACAACTTCGTTAATCCAGAAGCAACTAATTGTTTTTTAGATTGGTTAGATCATGAAGGTCGTATGACAATGATACCAAACATTGTAGGACATGCAGCTCTTGTTGATCCTGAACCAATACAAGAAGGGAAATAATATGGCTAATAACAATTCAATTATTACCAAATATGACAACTACAAAACTGAACACAGTGATGATGTGCCAGGTGGTAGAAATATTATTGGTATACTAGAGAACGAAACACTTGAAGATATATTCAGAGTGTTTGGTGGTACTATAGAAGATACTCCTTATAAAATATGGGGTAATATATCTGATGCAGTTTATCAGCATATTAAAAACCATAATGTAATTAATTTACCGAGGACATTACAATGAGTGAAACTGTAGTAAAATTAGATACCGAAGAAAAAAAGAAAGTTTATCATCTTTGTTCTGAAGGTAATCGTAGAATTATACAGTCATCTTACTGGGAAAAAGAAATAGATGAAGCTGTTATAATGTTAAATCATTTAAATGAAGATTTTACAGGCTCAAAAATAGATAAGTTTTATAAATTATATTAGGAGTTAATATGGATGCAAGTTTTACAGATAAAATTATTATTGTATGTGCTGTTGGTGCATTGTTATTTGTTGTTCTTACTGTTGCTATAGTAGGAATACAAGCAGAAAATGTAATCAATGAAGTACATGAACAGATAGATGTTATGTGGTCAGAGATCGAAATAGTTCGTGATCAAACATATTCTATCTATCAACAATGTGATCAGATTCCCCGTTAGAGGTGAATAGGTGGTAAGTTTCCTTTATTCTTATCACTTAGAGAAGTCTAAATTGCTATGACCCACTTCCTGGGTACTTCTTGTTTAGGCTTCTCGTTAAAATATTTGAGTACAGGAGCCAAACTGTTTGGTTACCTCTTATGATGCTAGCTGTCTAAGTAGTTTGAACCACGTGATATAAAACTACCTCTCGACAGTTACCGCTTAAGGCTAACGATTCATGCGTATGTACTCAATAGGTAGAGAGTGTAAAGCTATAGATATCTAAAACCAGTTTAAACACTGCTTAGCTACTGGTTATACTCTCTACTGCTACATTAGAAAGGTTCTAAACTATGAGTTTTAATTTAAATCAATTTGTACATTACATGGATCAAGTCAAAGACAAAGATTGGTTGGATGAACATCTAATCATTGATGGTGTAGATGTAGAAACAGCTAAAAAAATCAAAGATAAAATAAGGGACAAATTAAAAAATGATGAACCCAAAAGATCCAAGACTTAATGGTTGGAAGTATAAAAGCTTTAACCTTAATGACGAAGAACATGCATCTGTAGTGCAGATGTATGAAGAATGTAGTAGACGCTATGGCTACAAACAAAAAGTAATATTCATGGCACTGATTGATTTATTATACAATGATCAGATAAGTATTACACAATTACCAATAACGAAAGGGAAATACCATGTCTAAAATGAGTGAAAGTCAAAGACAATATTTTTTAGAAAGAGTCGGTGATCAGATACACAATGCAAAGAGAGTGTTAGAGCTGAAAGAATCTAGAAAGAAAGAACAAATGATAGAAAAAATGTATCCAAAGTATTTAAAGACAATAGGAATACAGAGTTTGTTGAATGAATTTAATAAACAAGAAAATCTTTATCTTAAGAAAAAAGATGAATTATTTAAAGTAGTAGAAAGAATGTGCGAAGCAGAAGATGTTAGCACATATCGTATTGATTCTTATGCAGAAGTGGTTTCTAAACTTAAACAGTTATGTGCTTTAACAGTTGATAGAGAATATAAAAATACTGAAGATGGTAAAGAGTTATTAGCTCTTGATCAAGCACATCAGCAAGCAAGAGATATGATCTGGTCTGCTGGTAGTCAATCAGAACATCTGATGAAAGCAATATCAGCTACATTATCAGGTGCAAATATTGATTTAGGTTACAAACCTTTACAGATAGAAAGTAAATAGATATTCTCAAGAGAACAGAGAGCCGAAGTCGTATCAGGTTCGCTACCTGGTGGCGTTAGGCTCTCGCTTTAATATTCCTTTAGGATCCTAACATTGAGAAGTATAAAGGATAGAGGGGGCTGCGCATTAGAGAGCCTCCTCGTTAAATAGAAAGGATAAATATGTGGTATTTTATATTAGGTTTAATACTTGGTTGGATCTTTAGTAGATCTTACAAGAAACTAAAAGTAGATATGTCTGAGATACTTGATGATCTTAAATCACTTACTGGTCGAGCTGCCAAGAAGCTTCGTGATATAGACGAGTAATTTAGGATTGTCCATAAAGAACAATGGTTGAATTGCATTAGCTGTATTGAGTACTACTCGTTCTTCAGTAGTACCATCAGCTAGTGCCATACCCTCATTAGTCTCACCAATAGTCTTAAATACACAGTGTAAAAGCTCATGAATAACAGTATTCGCTTCTTCTTCTGGTTTTAAGCCTGGTTGTATTTCTATCTTTGATTGTCTATCTAAGTACTGTCCATAGCAATCCGTCATATTATCATCACGGAAGTCAGGTGTAGCATATACAATATCAATTATTCTATATCCTACTTTAACCTGTAATGGGAGTTTCATTTAGATACACCTATTCTAGTGTACTTTAAACAGTTATACGAGTTGGAAGTCATTTACAAGTGTTTTTCCATAAAATTGCTGCATAAATAGTCGGTTCTAAACAATAGTTTAACCAAAATTTACGTTCATTGCCATATTGTTGATGTAATTCCATATGGTGAAACATGCATAATGGTACAGTTTTTGAATCACAAACCTTTAATCCCATGCCATTTGACTGTGCATAGGTTATATGGTGTGCATGAATATCTTGGTCGGTCTTACAAACACAGCAAGAATGCTCTCTAACGTGCATTAGATGTTTATTTGACCTATGTCTGGTAGGTATACTAGGATCAAAGAGAGATTTGTCTATACGCTTACGTTTAGCCACGAATGGTATTACCTTTGTTCTGTAGTCCAAAATGGTATGCAGCTTCACCTAAAGCTTCTCTAAGTCTATGTCCACCATAGTATTTAGACCATTCCATTATACGATTGAGATCAGATATAGTATATCCTTCACCACAGACTAAATCTAGTACTCTTGCAGATGTTGGTCCTACTGCTGTATTACAGCGTACAAGTTCTTGCATTGCATCCAGTTTATGATCTGCTATATCGCCTTTACCAGTAGAATCTATTCTCTCTGATAAATTGGCTGTTTTAGCCCCTATTTGTGATATTTCAAATAACTTACGATACTTCAATCCAGCAGAGTATTGGATAGGTGAAATAAGATTACGATTACGAAGAGTATCTAATGAACATTCTCGAAGATTCATAACTCGAACATAGCTACCTTGTTTTAGAACAGGTACTATTTCTCGTTTATCTTCTTTGTCCATAGGTAAATATATAATATGATTTATTGAAATTAATCAATCAATATGATAGTTTGAAAGTGAGTAATATGAAAAAAACCAATCCTATTTTAAATGAGGAATATCGCCATAGTGCAAGTCGTGGTAACGATTTCATTGATAGTCCTTCGTTATGGTTAATCCGTAATTACTTTAAAATACAGTCTGAAACTAATTATAGTATGACAATGGGTAATGCATCAGAACATGCAGCTCATGTAGCATTAACTGCTCCAGGAGATATAAATGTTGAAAATGTAGCTTATAATACGTTTACTATGATGGCTGAAGATCAACTTAAAGCTGATGAGGGAGTAATACCTAAACAGTTAGATAAAGTTGGTTTAATTGCAAAGAATTTTACAGAAGTCTTAAAAAAGATTGATCAAGAATTATTGCATTATAATAAGAAACACATTGTAAAGTACAGAGGGTTAAAACATGATATAACCTATGTACCAGATTTTGAGTTTACAGATATAATTGTAGACACAAAAGCTACAATGGCTTTTCCTACAGATCCGTTTCAAACTAAGTTGGCTCATATACGCCAGGCTGCTTTATACGGTAAGTTAATGAACAAAAGAACAGCTTTATTATACGCTACAGATAAAAAAGTAGGGTTATTTGAATTACCACCAGAAGTCATAGAACAACAAAGTATGTTTATGATGGGTGTTTTTAAGAAAATAGAGAAATCAAATAAATTGTTCAAGAATGCAAAAGAGTTTATTGAACACACAGTATTAAATACAGATGGGTATAAATGGGATGCAGAAACTAGGAAAATCGCTAATAGGTATTGGTCTTAAACTAAAAGGAGGAAGTATGACTTATCAAGCTCAACTAAAAAAAGACGCAAGGGATTATTCAGAAGGTGATGAAATCAAATTCTGGATTCCTGCAAAACTAAGTGGTAATGATGTTACCATTTATTGGAACTCAAAACTAATGAGTGACGGAGGTGATCCAATGAGCCTTAAAGAAGGTGCATGGATTGAATTTGAAGGTTACAGTAAGAATGGTAAAGCGTATACAGCTAAACAATTAAAAGCTGTAGATGATTTAGCAGTCCTGGATGATGATGTATCAACACCAGCTGCAAAGAAACCTGCAAGTACAAACCTTGGTTCAGTTATTGATCAAGCTTTACGATCAATGGATATGGTTAGAGTCCGTGCAGTCAACGATATTATGTTGGCTTCAAGACAAGAAGAAATAGCATTTGAAGATCAAGTAGCTTATGTAAATAGAGCTGTTAATCTTTACAGTGCATCTAATATGAAACCAGAGGAAGTATCAGCAGAATATGACAACGAAGGACAAAAAATTCCTTTCTGATTCTGAAATACAAGCTCTAGATTCAGCTTTTTTTGACAGCTATCATGAGAGTACATGCAAGGTAGCTGTTGAAAATTTTAAGAATGATGGTGAATTAGTAACTATTATTGTAGGTCATTCACAGGGTGAAGCAAGACTTACTAAAGTTATTAAAAAAGATTTTAGTAAAGAAGCACCAGAAATCATGAGTATGATTGAAGATCTAGATGTTACTAGCTACAGTTTTGTAAGTGAAGGAAAGATGAAAGATGGTAATAAGAAAAACAAAGTACCTGTAATTATTATATCTTCACATAATAAAGCTGGAGACTCTAGAACTACTATATACAGAATTGTAAATAGAAAGAGTAAGAAAGTAACATTGTTTGCAACAGGTGAACAAGATGATAATATTTGGAATTATTTATTTGTAAATAAAGAAAGGACATTACATTGAACAGTAATAACTTAGATATTTTAGATGCTAAGATTAGACTCCAGGAGTATCAACAGAATGCACCTAAGATTTGGTTCATAGAGGCTACTGCACCTCCTGAGAAAAATAAAAAACAAGGTCGTATTGTTGATGCAAGAGTTGATGCACATACACTAGAAATTGCAAAGAAAATGTTTTTAAGACAATTTCCTATGCATACTATAATTAAATGCACCAGAATGAAATCTTACATTGAAAAGAAAGGTGACTTAAATGTCTTATGATTTAAATAACTTTGAAAAAACAAAGAAGGATATTAAAATTGGTCAAGAGTCTATACTTGATGAAGCTGCTGCTGAAAGAGCATATAATTTTTGTATAAACAACTTAGATACACTTACTGAATATAATCAAGCTTATATACTTATGGAAGGTTATACAAAGATATTACTCAATACAATTAAGAAAGAATCTACTGAAAAGTCAGATGCAGCTCGTACTACTGAAGCTTATGCAGATAACAGAATGTTAACACATAATGACAACCTGGCGTTTGCAAAAGCAAGGTATGATCAATTAAAAGAATTATATAATTTAGCTAAAGAACGTATAGGGATGTGGCGTACTAAAGAAGCTTCTTCTAGAATTTAATCTATTATTTTAAGGATTCTTTTTCTGTCTCCCATGTCGATTTCGATTTCCGCTGTAACTTGTTTACATTGGATTGCGACACCAGCTTGATCCTCACCGATCTGTCTTGTAACAATGCGTTTCTGTTCAAGGCAGTCAGCCATACCGCTTGTAGGCACATACTCTATAACCTTTCCGTTGCTTATCATTAATATTGCAAATACTACTTCAATCATGTGTACCGTTATTTCTTAATTTATCTGTTATAGTTTCAAGGTCTATTACTCTTTCTTCTATAAACTGAGAGTGCATATCTACTTTATCAATCATTGGTAGTTTTTCTTCTACATCTGTTTTTAATTTTTCATGTTCCTTAGAGAGAAACTCCAATAACATGTATTGCTCCTGATCAATAGGTTTTTGCTCTGCTGCTTTAAGTAAGTCAGCTTGCATCAGTTGTAGTTCTGTTTCTATAATATTAAGTCGCTCAATGACTCCAAACCCGAACCAAGCACCCACAAGAATAG